GCACCCCGACACCGCCGGCCTTATCGCGTCCCTGGACGCCGACGGCGACGGGCAGACGATCAGCACGGGTATCCGCGAGCTCACCGCCGCCTACGTGCCAAATATGCTCCCCAACCGGCTGCACCGAGGCAGCCCGATCGGGCGCAGCGACTACGCGGGGGGCGTGCACAACCTGTTCGACGCCCTCGACGAAACGTGGACGTCATGGATGCGCGATATCCGGCTTGCCCGCGCGAGGCTGATCGTCCCGGACGGTTACCTGCGCAGCAACGGCCGCGGCGAGGGAGCCAGCTTCGACGACGACCGCGAGGTTTTCCAGCAACTCAACATCCCGCCCAACGAGCAGAGCAGCAGCATCACGCTGTCGCAGTTCGCGATCCGGGTGGAGGAACACCGCGCCACGGTCGAGGCGATCGTGAGGCAAGCCGCCCAGTCGGCCGGCTACTCGGCGCAGTCTCTCGGCCTCGACGGCGACGGCCAGGCCGTCACCGCCACCGAGATTGACAGCCGTGACCAACGCTCGATGGTGACCCGGAAGAAGAAGGTCGGCTATTGGCGGCACCCGCTCGCCGACATGCTGCATGTCATGTTGCAGCTGGACGTGTCCCTGTTCGGGCGCCGCGGGATCGCTCCGGAACGGCCGCGCGTCGAGTTCGGCGACGGGGTCGCGGAGTCCGAGCAGGCCACCGCAACGACTCTCGACCTGCTCAACCGCGCCGGAGCCGTATCGACCGGCACCAAGGTCAAGTGGCTGCATCCGGATTGGGACGACGCCGCCGTTAAGGTCGAGGCCGCCGCGATCCTCGCCGAGACCGGAGCAGCCGCCCCCGACCCCGTCGGCAACTTCCCCATGTAGTGAGGAGGGCGCAGCGTGCCGATCCATCCGGGCATGGTCGAGCCCCTCGCCGAGACGTCCCGCGACCTGTACGCCGCCGCCGAAGAGCGCCTGTTGGGCATCATCGCCCGGCAGCTCGCCGACGGCCTCGACGCCCCGGGGTGGGCCGAGCGCAAGCTCGCCGCGATTCAGCAGCTGCGCCGCGCGTCACAGGCCGTTGTCGACGAGCTCGGTAAGGCCGTGACGATCGAGGTACACGACGCGGTCGCCGAGGCGTACAACGTGGGCCACCGTGCCGCGGTCGCCGAGCTCGGCGCACTCTCACCCGACGCCGCCCGGTCCGTCGAGGAGGCCGCGCCGAACGTCGCGGATGTCGACCGCCTCGCCGAGGACACGGTAAACGTCGTCACCGGCCGGCACCGGTCGATCGTGCGCACCGTCGTCGACCGGTTCCGGTCCACCGTCGCGAGCGTCACCTCGCTTGTGACGTTCGGCCGCACCCGCCGCCAGGCCACACAGGACGCCATGCGCCAATGGGCCGACGAGGGCATCACGTCATTCGTCGACAAGTCCGGCCGCCGCTGGAAGCTCGCCAGCTACGCCGAAATGGCCGTCCGCACCAGCACCGGGCGCGCCGCCGTCGAGGGCCACATGCGCACGCTCGCCACCGCCGGATACGACCTAGTCATCGTGTCCGACGCACCGCGCGAGTGCCCCCTCTGTCGCCCGTGGGAACGCAAGGTGTTGAGCATCGCCGGGCCGTCGGGTGCCCGCACGGTCGAGGTAGAGCACGCCATCGAAGACCGGCGCATGGTGCGCGTCGCGGTTGCGGGCAGCCTCGACGAGGCGCGCCTCGCAGGCTTGCAACACCCCAACTGCCGCCACTCCGTGTCCGCGTACACGCCGGGCGTGACCCCTGTGGGCAACGCGACCAGCGACCCCGCCGGATACAAGGCCGGGCAACGTCAGCGCGCCATCGAACGGCACATACGCCGATACAAAAACCGCGCCGCCGCCGCAGTCACCCCGGAGGCGAAGAAAGCGGCGAACGCCAAGGTTCGCCAGTGGCAAGCCGCGATGCGCGATCATCTCGCCGCCCACCCCGACCTACAGCGCATACCGCGCCGCGAGCAGCCCGGGGCGTCGAACCTCCCCGACCGCGGACCCGCCGCGCCGGACGAGGCAGTACAGGCCGCCCGTATCCGATCCGGCGACGCCCGCACCCCCCGCGAAATGAGCGACGCAGAGCTCGCCGCCGCGATGCGGTTTGGCGACCTCGACGCACGCGACCGGGCCCGCATCGAGGCCGAAGCCGACCGGCGCGACCTGCTCGCCCTGCTCGACCGGATCCGGCCGAACGGGCGCCTCGCCGACGACCTGTTCGCATTCAGCGACAACGAACTCGCGCGGGCGTTCGGCAACCTCGACGACGACACAGACCGGCTACGCATCATGGCGGAGATGGACCGCCGCGATGTCGCCGCATCCCTACCGGGCGTGCGTGCCGACCTTGTTGGACTGTCAGACGTCCAACTCGCCAACCGGTACCGCGACGCGCCAGGCGACCGCGACGCCCTCGCCGCCGAGGCGCACCGCCGCGACCTGCTCGCCCGCCACTTCCCAGGCGGCGAATTGCGGGCCGACCTCGACCAGGTCGGCGACGACGAGCTCGCATGGTGCATGCAGTACGCGCGCACGGACGAGATCCTGCGCATTGCTGCGGAGATGGACCGCCGCGACGCCGTCAACCTCCCGCAGCCTGCCGACACCGGTAACGCCGTCACCGACCTGCTCGCCGACCGCAACGCCCTCGCGGTCGCCCTCGACCCCGCGCCGAACCCGGACGGGTGGGGGCGGTACGCCGAGGACGACACGTGGGGTGCGCCGGCCGACGAGCACCAGGACCAGAGCGACACCGCGCCGCCACCGGGCGAGGAGGAGCACGAGGAGGGCCCGCGCATCACCCGCGCGCAGGCCCGCGAGCTGTACGACGAATACGTCTACCGCCAGTACCTACGGGCCGAGGACGACTGTCGTGGCTACCTGCTCAACAAGAAGTACGAGACCCAAGCCGTGTCGCCCGAGTCACTGTTTCGCGGGCCCGCGCGCATTGCCCATGCGCGCGCGTCGGACGAGCTGAAAGAGTGGTGGGCGCAGCACGGCCGGCTCACTCAGGCTGAGTTCATCGAGCAGGCCACCGGCCAGCGTCAGCGATGGGCCGAGGGCGCCCGGATCAACGAATCCGACTACCAGAACAAGAGGTGAGCATGGGGACGCGCGAGGACATCGCACGGGCAGTCACCGACGGAGCCGAGGCCGGGCGCCGCGGCGACCCGCCGACTGTCTGCCCCCACCCCAGCACGTCGACGCTCTGCACCGCGTGGATCAAGGGATACACGCCCGCCCGGCGCGCACGCGAGCAAGACCGCGCCGAGTAGCGCACACCACTGACTGCACCACCCAGGGGCCCGCCAGGAGCGGGCCCCTTTTGCATGCCCGGACGCCCGCCAGGAGCGGGCCCACAACGCCCCAGGAGGGCAACCCATGAACACCCGCGTTTTCCGTCACCCGCTCGCCACCCACGCCGCCGGTACCGTGCTTGGCTACCGCCGCGACGGCCGCCCGATCTACGTCATTGCCGGGGGCGACGGCACCGGAGAGGGCGGGCAGGGTGACACCGGCCAGCAGGGCAACGGCGGCACCGGAGGCCAGCAGCAGGGCAACGGCGGGCAGGACCCGACCGGCCAGCAGCAGGGCCAGCAGGGCGCCGAGGGCGACGTATCCACGCTTCCCGCATGGGCACAGAAGGCCATTACCGACGCCCGCGCCGAGGCCGGTAAGTCGAGGACCACGGCCAAGCAGAACGCCGCCAACCAGGCAAAGGCCGAGCTCGCGCAGGAGATCGGCAAGGCCCTGGGCATCGTCGCAGGCGACGAGACGCCCGACCCCGCAAAGCTGACCGAGCAACTGACCGCCTCGCAGGCCGCGGCGCGCCAGACCGCCGTACAGCTCGCCGTATACCGCGCGGCCGGAAAGGCCGGGGGCGACGCCGACGCGCTGCTCGACTCCCGGGCATTCCTTGACGCGGTCGCCGACGTCGACCCTGCCGACACCACGGCGGTAACCGCCGCGATCACCGCCGCGATCACCACGAACCCCAAGCTCGCCGCGGCACCCGCCGGACCCAACCGCGGGGGCGCCGAGTTCAACGGCCCCCCGGCCGGCGACCGCAAGCCCGCCAACCTTCACGACGCCATCGCCGCCCGCATGGGTGGCTGAAACCCAGGAGTAACCGCCCATGGCTACGTCTCTCGCCGAGGCCAAGAACAACTCTCAGGACGACATCGATGTGCAGGTGATCGACGAGTTCCGCAAGTCGAGCGACATCCTCGACCGGATGACGTTCGACAACACCGTCTCCCCGACCGGTGGCGACACCCTCACCTACGGGTACCGGCGGCTGATCACGCAGCGCGATGCGGCGTTCCGTGCGCTGAACTCCGAGTACACCCCGTCCGAGGTGACCACGCAGCGATACACCGTCGACCTGGTGCCGCTCGGCGGCAGCTTCCAGATCGACCGCGTCATCGCCCGTATCGGCCCGGCCGCGTCCGGTGCCGTCACGCTCAACATGCAGCAGCTGATCAAGGCCGCCCGCGCGAAGTTCGCCGACGCCGTCATCAACGGCGACACCGCCGTCGAGACCAACGGTTTCAACGGCCTGTCGAAGATCCTCACCGGCACCGCGACCGAATACCTCCCGCTGAACAACGGGGTCGCCACCGGTTACGTCGACTGGACCGCCGTCAACGACAAGGCCACCGCGCTCGCCGCACAGACCCACATCGACAACTGGCTGTCCGCCATGGACGACATGCCGGACGTGATCTACGGCAACCGCAAGACCCTCGCACTGTTCAAGAAGATCGCCGCATGGTGCGACCAGATCGACAAGACCACCGACACGTTCGGCCGCCCGGTCACCGCGTACAACGGCATCCCGCTCGTCGACCTGAAGTCGAAGGCCGGCAGCAACACCGACGTTGTCGCGCTCGCGTCCCGCGACGCCGACGGTGCCGGCGCCGGTGGCTCCATCGCCAACCTTGGTGACCTGTACGCCGTCCGGTACGGCCTCGACGGTTTCCACGGTGCGTCGGTGGGTGGCGGTGCGCCGCTGCTGTCGACGTTCCTCCCGGACTACACCGCGGCCGGCGCCGTCAAGACCGGCGAGGTAGAGCTCGGCCCCGTCGCACCGGTCCTGAAGGCGACCAAGGCCGCCGCCGTGTTCCGCAACATCAAGAGCGCGTGAGGTAACCCGTGACAGTCCGCATCACTACGCCCGTCGCCGGATTCACCGGCGACGGGCCGGCCGGTATCCAGTTCGTTGACGGCACTGCCGACACCGACGACCTCGCCGTCATCGGTTACTGCCAGGGCGCCGGATACGACGTCGAGTACCTCGACGACACCGCGCCGCCCGACCCCGAACCGGACACCAACGCCCCGCAGGCCACGCCCGCGGGGCGTTCCCGTACCCGCAAGAAGGACCAGGACCAGGAGGTGACCGCCGATGCCTCGAACTGAGTTCGCCGCACAGCCGGTGTCCGCAGGTACGCCGCTCGCAGCCATCACGATGAACGTCGCGGACGGCACGAACGGCAACCAGTGGCGTTACACCGGCCGCCGAAAGCTGATCGTCCGCAACGGTGCGGCGAGCGCCGTCACGGTCACGATCCGCAGTAACAGCCGCGTCAACGGCCTGACCGTGCCCGACCGTGTGGTGTCCGTCGCCGCGTCCGGTACCGCGTACATCCCGGAGGGCCCGGAGGCACTCCAGACCGACGGATACGTCTACTGCGATTGGTCAGCGGCCGCCTCGGTCACCGCCGGAC